TCGCTACTGGTGATGTGTTTCGCATTGCCTCTGGTTCATTGGGCGTCACATTGGCGTGAGATGTCTGATTTACTGCCTCCGTGGACAATTGACTCGCTAGACAATTTAAAGTCTAGCATTGATGACTTAACACTCACTCTCGATAGTCCACTCTACACAACCTCAGTAACCCTATGGGATGCCTATGGGTCTGTGAACGCTTCTGCGAGCGTTACAGCCGATGCGACAAGGGTTCAGTTTGGTAGTGGGGCAGTAGATGGTACGGCAACAGTTACGGCTGATGCTGTCAGGATTCAATTTGCTAGTGCAAGCATTACAGGCTCTGCAAGTGCTTCATGCGATGCTACGAGGGTTCAGTTTGCTTCAGGCTCAATAGACGCTAATGCGACTGTTACTGCTGATGCGATCAGAGTTCAGTTTGCCTCTGGAAGCATCACAGGTAACGCTGATGTAACTGCAATTGGCACTCGTGTCCAGTTTGGCAATGCGTCAATTACTGGTACTGCTGATGTAACTGCTCTTGGTGGAATCGTAGCCAATGGCTCTGCGTCTGTCACAGGTGACGCAACAGTAACTGCTGATGCTATTAGGGTGCGTGATGCTGTAGGCACAATAACTGGTACTGCGACATTCACAGCCAATGGTGGCATTGTTGCTGATGCCCATGCGAGTGTTACTTGTAATGCAGATTTTACGGCCTCTGCTTCCGCAATTTACGCAGGAGTTGGTAGCGTTATTGGTACAGCTACGATCACAGCAAATGGCGTGATTCTTGGTGAAAACTGGACACCAGTACCAGAGGATGACAACACTTGGACTCCTGTATCAACAGACTCAAACACATGGACTGTTGTTTCTAGCGACTCAAATACTTGGACACCAGTATCAGCTAATGACAACACATGGTCAATTCAGGCTCAAGGAAGTAATACATGGCTACGACAAAATTAGTATTTGGTGAATGGATGCCTGACCAGCCTAGCATCTCTGGTGCTTTGGTGGATGCTAAGAATGTGGTTTCTCAGGCTATTGGTTATGGCCCATTCCCAACAGCGGCTACATTCTCTGCGGCTGCTTCTGAAAACTTGACTACATTGGTAGCAGGGAAAACCCCTGCAAACGCAACAAAATTGTTTGCTGCTGGCTCAACCAAGATATTTGATGTGTCTGGTGTTGGTGCGCTGACCAATGTATCTAAGACAGGTGGATATACGCCTAATGCCTCTGGTGATAGATTTAGATTTACTCAGTTTGGCAATGCGATTATTGGGACTAACAATAGTGACCCAATACAAGTTTTTACTTTGGGAACATCTACAGCATTTGCTGATTTATCGGGTAGTGCGCCTAAGTGCAAGTTTTTGACAGTAGTTCGTGACTTTGTGGTTACTGCGCTGACGACTGAGAGTTCTACTGTTTACCCTGCTCGTGTTCGTTGGTCAGGAATCAATGATGAGACTACATGGGGTTCTAGCCAAGTAACGCAAGCTGACTTTCAGGACATTCCTGATGGTGGTCAGATTGTTGGGATTCGTGGTGGTGAGTTTGGCCTTGTCTTAATGGAAAAAGGTATCTCTCGCATGAGTTATATCGGTACGCCATTTATCTTCCAGTTTGACAATATCTCTCGTGGCAAGGGATGTATCGCTGCTGGGTCTATTGCACAAGTCCAAGGTGTAACTTTCTTTTTGTCAGACGATGGTTTTTACTCTTGCGATGGTCAGCAAGTTACTGCTATCGGCTCAGAAAAGGTAGATCGTTGGTTCTTTGCTAATGCAGATGAGAGTGGATTTGACTCCATGTCAGCGGCTATTGACCCTGTTCGCAAGTTAGTTATCTGGAACTTCAAAACCACATTTGCACAGCGTAAACTGGTTATCTATAACTTCAGGACACAGAAGTGGACTTATGGAGATGCAGGGACTGACTTTATCTCTGATGCCTCTACCTCTGCCACTACGCTTGAAGGATTGGATTCGATCTCTAATAGCATTGATGCTTTGACAGTATCTCTGGACTCTATCCTGTACATGGGTGGTAAGTACTTCCTTGGTGGTACGAGTGGTGCTTATGTAGTGACTTATAACGGTGCTAACGCTACTGCAAACATCGTAACTGGCGATTTAAACGCTGGTGGAAGGTCGGTAGTCACATTGGCTAGACCTTTGATTGATGGAGGCTCTGCGACTGTTTCTGTGGCTTCTAGGACACTTTTAAGTGAGCAACCTAGCTTTGGAACTGCTGTAGCGGCTGACTCTGATAACAGGGTATCTTTAAGGGGTAATGGAAACTATCACCAGTTTCAGGTTATTCCTACTGGCACATGGAAAACAGCAGTAGGTATAGATGTTGAGTTTCAAGGTCAGGGAGTTAGGTAATGTTTAGAAGCCTACCTCCTTTTGGTGGAGATCAGCGTCAGACTTCTGAGGTCATTCGTGGCATCATGGATGGCAAGACAAATAATACTGGTTCGCTTACTTTGGCTACTGGTGGTGCTACGACTACCACTCTGAACGACAGAAGGATAGGTGGGGACAGCATTATTTTGTTTGTTCCAGCCTCTGCTGCGGCTTTTACTGACTATATGCCTTATGGGGCATTTCAGAGCCTTGTTGACCAGACTGCTGCCACAGCAAACACGGCTTACGCCATGACGATGGACACCACAGACTTTTCTAATGGTGTAACCTTGTCTAACAGTTCTAGGATGAATGTTAAGAACGCAGGTCTTTATAACTTCCAATGGTCTGGTCAGTTTGAGAATACCGACTCCCAAGATCACGATGTGAGGGTTTGGATTAAGGTTAATGGAACTAACCTTACTGGCTCAACAGGCTTTTTTGCTGTGCCTAGCAAGCATGGCTCAGTAGATGGTCGTGGTTTGGTTGGTTGGAACTATTATCTAAACCTAAACGCCAACGATTATGTTGAACTTTGGTGGGAGACAGACAATGTTCTGGTAAGCCTCCAAGCCTACGCTGCTGGAACAAATTACCCATCTACAGCGTCTTTGATTACCACAATGAACTACATTTCCCCCTCTGCTTTGACTAACATTTACGCTAGTTCTGTTGGACAGGGAACGGCTACGATTTCTCACTTTGCAAACTCAACTGCTAATAAGACATACAAATATGTTGTTATTGGTTAACTTTCAATTTATAATGGATTCCGTGGATGACCCATCTTGGAATCCGAAACTCTAGGAGTAAAAGATGGCGACTACTACCACATCCACAATTGACCCAACAATCCAACCATTCTTATCTTATGGTTTGACTGAGGCACAGAAGCTATATCAGCAAGGTGGCCCTCAGTACTATTCTGGTCAGACTTATGTAAGCCCCTCAGAAACCACTCAAACTGGTTTACAGGCTTTAGAGGCTCGTGCTTCTCAGGGTAATCCCCTACTTTCTTCTGCACAAGGACAACTTCAGAACACTATCTCTGGTGGGTTCTTGCAAGGCAATCCATTCTTTCAGGGTGCTTTTCAACCAGCGGCACAAGCGGCTCAGTCTAGGTTTGAACAGACATTAGGTGATGTGGGTTCTGCGGCTTCTCGTGCTGGTCGTTATGGTGGTGGTGCAATGCAGACACTACAAGATCGTGCGAGTGGTCAGTTTGCTAAGAGTTTGGCTGATACTGCTGGAACTCTTGCTTACCAGAACTATTCTGATGAGCGTGGAAGACAGCAAGCGGCTACGATGGCTGCACCTGAGATGGCTCAAGCTGACTACCAAGACATTCAGAATATGCTCAAGGCTGGTCAGATGCGTGAGGGCTACACAGGCCAACAACAGCAAGCTGATATTGCTAAGTTTAACTACGAACAAACTCAGCCTCAACAGAACCTAACTAACTTCTTGTCTAGTGTTTATGGCAATCCATTGGGTCGCCCTAACTCAATGAGTACTGTTCCAGAGGCATCTACTTTCCAAAATCTATTAGGTACTGCTGCCTTGTTGGGTGGTATTGAAAAAAATACTGGATGGTTGAGCAAGGGTTGGAACTTGTTAAAAGGTTAATAAGGAAAAAATCATGGCTGGACTATTAGATATTTTTGGCACTAGCGGTCAAGACACAATGGGACTTCTGGGGATGTCTCCAGAAGACGTTACTAGAAGCCGTGACGATGCCCAAGCCCAAGCACTCTACGCATTAGCTGGTCGCCTATTCCAAGGTGGCAGAGGTGGTGCTTCTATTGTTGAGGGACTTCAGCAAGGTCAGCAAGCCTACAAGACTGCCATGCAAGGCAATCTGCAACAGCAATTACAAAACGCACAGATTCAAGAGATGTTGCGTAAGCGTCAGCAAGAACAAGCTGCATTGGCTGAACAAAGACGTATTCAATCGGTTCTTGGTCAAGGCGTTACTCCTGAAGTGCAAGCAAGACCATCGCAAGAGATTATGGAAGATGGTCGATTCATTGGCGATTCTGCTGCGGTACAAGCTAGACCTGCTGGTTTTGATTTGGCTCGCATTGCACCTCAATTGATGGCAACACCAGAAGGTCGCAAAACATTGACTGAGTTGGTTGCTTCACAGAAGGCTATGGCTGGTGAAACATTCAAACTTGGTGAGGGTGAAAAGCAATATCAGCGTAACCCTATTACTGGTGAAGTTTCTGAAGTTGCTACTGGTGCACCAAGAAGGCGAGATACTGTAACAGTAGGAAATACTGTTCTTGATAAAAACACAATGGAAGTTCTTTATACAGCACCTGACGCACCTGCTGGTTCAATCAAAGAGTTCCAAGATTTCAGCAAATTGACACCCCGTGAACAAGCTGCATACCTTCAGTTACAAGAGCAAAAACGTCCAACCACAAATATCAATATGCCATCAGAAGGTGAGCGTAAAGCCGCTACATTGGCTAGTCGTTTGAATTTTAGCGTTGGACAATTAAATGAAGCTGTTGGTGCTGATCCTAAAGCGGCTTTGCCAAATACAGCTGCTGAAATTGCTCGTTTTGTTTCACGCACAGACTTTTTGCCAAACAAGATAAACACAGAACAGCGTCAAATTGTTGAGGCGGCACAAGAGGATATTCTTGATGCTGCTTTGACATTGGGTACTGGTGCAGCATATAGTCGTGAACAATTGGCTGGATATAAAAAGTCTTTCTTCCCACAAATGGGTGATAGTTCAGCAACAATCAAAACAAAACAAGAGCGTCTTGCTAATTTGCTTAAATCTGCTGAAGTTGCGTCTGGTCGTGCTGCTAGTCAAATTACTGCACCTATTCCTAAGTTGCCCAATGTACCGACAGACACTGGTTTGCCGAGTCAAAGTGCTATTGAAGCAGAGATTCAAAGACGCAAAAAAGGCGGTGGATAATGGATTTAACTAAATTATCAGATAGTGATCTTTTGGCTTTACAAGCAGGAGACTTAACTAAAGTCTCTGATGCTGGTTTAGCAATTCTTAGTGGTGGAAAACCTCCATCATTAAAAGAATCATTTGAGCGTGGTGCAGGTTTAGCATATCGTTCTATGGCCCCTGCATTGATTGGCGCACAACTTGGTTCTGGTGGTGGAATAAATCCATTAGGTGCTGTCATAGGCTCTATGGCTGTTCCTGCGGCTGATGCTTTAAATTCATTGATTAACTTGGTTGCTTCTCCATTTACTGATAAGCGACTTATGCCAGCATCTCAGGCAATTCAAAACTTAATGACAAGAGCAGGTGTTCCTGCTGCACCTGAGACTCAAACACCAACAGAGCGAGTAGTTGGTGCAGGTCTTGAGTCAATGACAGGTGTTGCTAGAACCATTCCTTCTCTGATTAAAGCATCGACTACTGCGGCATCTCCTGTCACTCGTGGAGTTACAGAGCAACTTGCTGTAGCACCAAGAACCCAAGCGATTGTTTCTCCTACTGCTGTTATGACAGGTCAAACAGTAACAGAAGCTACTGATAACCCATTGTTGGGTGCTGGTGCTACATTGGCTACAGGCATGGCTGGTGGTGTTAAACGCCCCCAGAAACAAGAAGCATTGTCTACACAAGCGTTGGATAGAATTGCAACAGACAGATATAACCAACTTCAAGAATCTGGTGTTCAGTTAAAAACTGATGAGTTTGTTAACTCAATGGACAAGATTGCAAAAAGTCTAAGAGATGAAGGTTATACGCCTAAAGCATATCCAAAGATTTCAGGTGCGATTGAGGAACTTACATCTACCACACAGCCTAAAGATTGGACTGAACTTCAGGCTTTACGCAAGATGATTCGTGGTGGTCAAAAGAGTCTTGACCCAGAAGAAAGACGAATTGCATCTATCCTTTTGGATGACTACGACAATTACCTAATGACTGTTCCAAAAGACGCAATTGCTTCTGGTGACATGAAAAACGCAGGTCAATTGTGGTCTGAGGCTCGTAACGCTTACTCAAGAATGAAGAAGTCTGAAGTCTTTGAGGATATGCTTAACGAGGCAAAGCTAGATAAAAGTAAGTTCACTCAGTCTGGTGAGGAAAACTCACTTGCAAAACAATTGCGTCAACTTGCCAAGAATGACAAGAAGATGCGCTTGTTTACCAAAGAAGAACAAGATGCTATCGAGCAAGCCGCTAAAGGTGGCAATGTTCAGAATATGCTGAAGTTCTTTGGTCGCTTTGCACCAACTGGCCCTGTAAGTGGCATATTTACTGGTGGCGCAACTGTAATGGCCCCTGCTGTTGGTATTCCAATGGCTTTAGGTGCGGCAGGTTCTCGTGTAGCTGCTACAAATATGCGTAGAGGTAGCGTAGAGGACTTAGCCAATATGATGCGTTATGGTGGCACTCCAGAGGTAACTGGTGGCCCATTCAGGGCTGTAGCACCAACTGCAATGCGTGGTCTTTTGTCTATTGAAGACTTAGACCAAGAACAGCGTAATCTTTTAGGTATTGAATGATGGCTACTCAAACCTTGCAAAACTGCCGTGTAGTTCCAATGCGGCTTTTTTGTAGGCTTGACTAGCTTCTTCAGCAGTTTTGTAACAACCTAAACTAATACATTTGTAATTAACTGTAATTCTTGCAACAAACCTATTGTTTTGATTATGAAGATAAACCCCTTTAAATCCAGTAGTGTTGCTTGTTCTCAGTTTTGTGTTTCTGTTGTTTTGAGCGTTGGTTGCTTCACGCAGATTAGAAACCAAGTTGTTTGAACGATTGCCATCAATATGATCTATCTGTTCAGGCCAATAACCATGAAACATCATAAAGATAAGTCTATGAGCGTAGTGTTTCTTTTTGTTAATTGTTACTTCTTGGTAGCCGTTACTTTTTTTAAGTCGGCTGGCTTGTTTGCCTATAAGTTTGTTACCTCTGCGATCAACTTTCCAAAAAAGATGACCATCACGATATTCAAAAAGTTCGTAAAGAAACTGTTGTGTGATTTCCATAATTGCACCAAAGAAAAACCCCTTGAACATTCGCAGTACCAGTGCAAATATCCAAGGGGAAGCCGATGGCTTAGAACTATTGAGGTCTGGTACACCCAAGGTCTAAGCCTAACAACATTCTTTCATAAACAAATTGCCTTGTCAATCACCAAGGCTTAAAATCAGATAAACCAGAACTAGGAGTTCAAAATGCCCCGTACAAAGATTAGTGAGTTTAGTGCTACACCAGCTAGTAACACCGATATTGATAGTATTAACATCAGTGAGGGCTGCGCCCCGAGTGGTATCAACGATGCTATTCGTGAGTTAATGGCTCAACTGAAAGACTTCCAAACTGGTGCTGTTGGCGACTCGTTTAACGGCCCTGTAGGAACGACTACTGCTGCTGCTGGTGCTTTCACTACGCTGAGTTCAACTGGCAACACAACACTTGGTGATGCTTCTGGTGACTCAGTAACAATCAATGGAACTGCTACATTTGCCAATGCTAACCCTACATTGTCAGCGGGTACTGCCAATGGTGTTACTTATTTAAACGGCTCTAAAGTTGTTACAAGTGGCTCTGCGCTTACTTTTGATGGGACTAACTTTGGTGTTGGTACTGCAAGCCCCACTAGATTTGTTGATTTTGAAAAGAATCAAAACGCAGGAACTCTTGCTCGGATTGGCAATACGACATCTGGGACAGGCGCTTATTCTGCTTTGCAACTTTCTTCAAGTGCCACAACTTACCTTTACAACTTCAGCAATGCCTACACCACTAGCGGAAAGTTTGCGGCTGGCAGTACTTTGTTGGATGCTGGCGGAACTGGAGGCCTTGGTATAAATGCTGAATCTGTTGGTATTATTTTTTACACAGGCTCAACAGAACAAATGCGCCTAACCTCTACAGGTCTAGGTATTGGTACAAGTTCACCTTCACAGAAACTTGAAGTTGCTGGAAATGCAAAATTAACTGGTACAAATTTGAGCATTGTTCCATCTACTGCAACAAGTGCCGCATATACTTTAAACACTAACACAGGCGGTAATTTTTTCTTAGGTATTGATTCCAGTACAGGGGCATCATTTACTGGAACTGCGTATGGTCGTTTCCTTTATTCAGGTGGCGCATACCCAATAGTGTTTCTTACAAATGACACCGAGCGTATGCGCCTCGACTCCTCTGGCAACCTTGGATTAGGAGTTACTCCATTTGCAAATAGTTTAAGTGTTGGTCTTGATTTGGCAGGTGGTGCTGGTTTATTTGGATTTTCAAATCAAACAGAACTTACTTGTAACGCTTATTACAGTGCAGGGGCATGGAGATATAAAGCAACTGCAAACGCTGCTCTTTATCAAATGCAATCTGGACAGCATCAATGGAACATTACATCATCAGGCACAGCAGGAAACACCATTACCTTTACTCAGGCAATGACATTGGATGCTGGTGGTCGGCTATTGGTTGGCACAACAACAAGCCTAAGTTCATCTTACGCATTTCAAGTTGGAAGCAGCCGTTCTGGTGGTTTTTATTCTGAAGCAGCGGGCGCTGGAGATGGCTCCTTTGTTTCTGTTAGCAACGCTATCGGTTATCACTTTTATGCCGCATCAACCACGCAACCAAAATTTTATGTTGACACTACTGGAAATACTTACAACGCAGGTAATTTGCTAGTGGGTACTACGAGTTCTTCTGGTGCTAAGTTTGTTGTTGATGGCGATTTTTCTGGTAGTTTTGGTGGAAGAGTTAATACCACAGCAACAACTGGGTATATGCAACAGTTTCAAACTCAAGGAACTGAACGGGGTTATATATACAGTTCTTCGTCTGGCACTACTTACAACACAGTTTCAGACTACCGCCTAAAAAACACCATCGCACCAATGACAGGCGCATTGGCTAAAGTAGCATTGCTCAAGCCTTGCACTTACAAATGGAATGTTGATGGCTCTGATGGTGAAGGTTTTATTGCTCACGAGTTGGCTGAAGTCGTGCCTCAATGCGTGACTGGTGAAAAGGATGCTGTGGACGAGGAAGGCAATCCTAAATACCAAGGCATCGACACATCATTCTTGGTGGCTACATTGACAGCGGCTATTCAAGAGCTTAAAGCAGAATTTGATGCCTACAAAGCATCTCACCCTTAATCTTTAAAAGGAAAACATCATGTCAGTAACATACACTTGGAAAACCCCAACACTTGAGAGCGTAGTCGCCACAGGCTATGTCGATTGTGTGCATTGGACTTGCACAGCAGTAGATGGAGAACACTCTGCCTCTGCCTACGCAACAGTAAGCTGGGCTGAAGGTACTCCTACTATTCCCTATGCAAACCTTACAGAAGCTACTGTATTAAATTGGGTCTGGGAATCTATCGATAAAGAGGCTACTGAGGCTTCTTTGGCGGCTCAGATTGCTTTGCTGAAGAACCCTGTAAAAGCTACTGGCACACCTTGGGGTGAAGCATGAAGCTAGAGTTAGAAGTTAACGAGATTAACTTTATCTTGCAGACTCTTGGCGAATTGCCTAGCAAGTCAGGAGTTTGGCCTTTGATTCTCAAGATCAAGGAACAAGCTGAAGCACAAGTACCTAAAGACGAGGCATAACATGAGCAATACCGCAGAGGCCGTATCAGTAGCAGCTAAGACAGCATCAGTAGCTACCTATGGGGGTGCTGGTAGTGCTGTTTTCTTTGGTTTAACAGCTAATGAGTTTGGTGCTATCTGCGGTGTTGTGATTGGTTTTGTTGGCTTAATTGCCAACATTTGGTTTAAGTATCAGCATTTGCAAGTGGCAAAAAAAGAGGCTGGGCTAAAGTGAGTTGGTTACTTGTACTCGCATTGCAAGCTGAGTACAGGTGCGTAAAGTGGACATGGACAGGTGATGTGTATAACCGAAAGGTTATTTGCCTGAAGTGGGAAAAGAAGAAATGATTATCGACCCCATAACTGCTTTAGAAGGCTTACAGCAAGCGATTGGACTCGTTAAGAAGGCCAGTAAGGTTGCTCAGGATTTATCTGGCTTAACCCCCATGATTGCCAAGATGTTCGATGCTAAGAGCGTTGCAACAAAGGCGATGGTTGAGGCTAAGAGGTCAGGCAATAAATCTAATCTAGGTACTGCTTTACAAATCGAGATGGTTCTTGATGAGGCCAAGCGGTTCGAGGCTGAACTGATGCTTTTATTTCAGGCTACTGGTCGTGCTGATGTGTGGCAGAAGATTAAACAGCGTCAGCAGCAAATGGACTTAGAAGATGCTCACCTTGCCAGACAAGCCAAAGAAGAAGAAAAGAAGCGCAAAGAGGCCGAGCAAGAGCAAATGGAGTGGGCGGTAGGTATTGTGGTGGTCGTGATGCTTCTAGGCGCTATTGGCTGGGGTATTAACGAACTTGCTGAAATGTGTGCTGGCTCAAGGTGTGGGCGGTGAATGAATATCAAAAACAGTTTGACCAGTTCCTCAAAGTCTTTGTTAGGCTGTGCATTGTGATATGGGTGCTTGGTCTGCTCAAGTACATCCCTGATGAATTGGCGGATAAGATCGTGAATAAACTTCTTGGAATGATTGGACTTTAAATGCTTACATTACTCTCAACCCTGATCTCATTTTTGATGGGTGGCTTGCCTAAGATTCTTGATTTCTTTCAAGACCGAGCAGATAAAAAGCATGAGTTAGAACTGGCTCAAATGCAAATTGCTCGTGAGCTAGAACTGCGTAAAGCTGGATTTGAGGCACAAGAGAGAATAGAGCATATCAAGTCTGAGCAACTAGCGACAGAGAGCGCAGCTAACACCACTCAAGTTTTGATTGGCGCACAGCAAGCTGAGATGCAAGCCCTCTATGCTCACGACACATCGCTTAACGAAGGCACTAGCGAGTGGATGAAAAACTTTAGAGCAAGTGTTCGCCCTGTCATTACCTTTGGATTCTTTTTCCTTTTGGTGTTTGTTGATGTTGGCCTGTTTGCCTACGGGTGGAGTCGTGGTGTCCCATTTACCGAGTTGGCTGAAATGCTTTGGGATTCTGAGACGCAAGCCTTGTTCGCCTCAATCATAGCTTTCCACTTTGGTGGCAGAGCGTTTGGCAAATGAACATATCAGACAAATGCCTCCACATGATTCGTCACCACGAAGGTGTAAGGCAGAATCCGTATAGATGCCCAGCAAAACTCTGGACTATCGGTGTGGGCCATGTCATGTTCCCAGAGCAAGGCAAACTCAAGATAGACCAACGAGATGCTTTTGTACCGCCTCCAGAGGCCATGCGTAAATACTCAATGGAGGAAGTTGATGCAATACTTAGGGCTGACCTTACTAGGTTTGAGAAAGGAGTGGCTACTTATTGTCCTGTGCCTCTTACTCAAGGACAGTTTGATGCGCTTGTATCCTTTTCTTTCAATGTAGGTTTAGGCACTCTCCAAAGATCAACCTTGCGTCAAAAGGTATTGCGTGGAGATATGGAGGGCGCTGCCGAGGAACTTTTAAAATATTGCATGGCAGGGGGTAAGGTTCTCAAAGGTTTACAGAAACGCCGTTTAGACGAACGGGCTTTGTTTTTAAACTAAACTGTAATGAAACCCTTGTAAGGTGTTGATATGGCTAATATTCCTACACCAGAAAACGCTAAACTATTTGCTGAAAGTGTCAGAAAATGGCAACAAGTGTTAAGTCTTGGCGATTGGAGAATCGAAAAGGGGAGTAAACCCGCAAAACAAGCAATGGCCTCTGTGGAGTTCAACGCTTCTGCAAGGTTAGCCACTTACAGGTTAGGCGACTTTGGCGCTGAGAAGATCACGCCAGAGTCCTTAGACAAGACGGCATTGCACGAATTACTTCATGTGTTCTTACACGATTTAATGACTGTGGCACAAGACCCAAAATCCTCCCAAGACGAGGTGGAAATGCAAGAGCATAGGGTCATTAACTTGTTAGAAAACTTACTCTCTAAGGATTCTCATGGGGTCAAATAACGAAGCCTGTACCGATGCTGAGTTCATCAAGATATGGGGTGAGCATAGGTCTGCTGCCAAGGTTGCTGAAAAACTTGGAGTTGTTGTAAGAGCAGTCTATTTGCGTAGAAGGTTCATTGAGCAACACTACAAAATTAAGTTATCTGCTACTGACCCCAGAGGCTTGAAATACGATGTTGACAAACCAAAGTCATTCTCACCCCTCAAACAAGTTGATCTTGGCATACTAGATGGGTGTGTGATTGTCTTCTCTGATGCTCACTTTATCCCACAACAAAGATCTACAGCCTTTAAAGGGCTTCTATGGGCCATCCAAGAGTTCAAACCCAAGGCGGTGATATGTAACGGCGATGCGTTTGATGGAGCGTCTATAAGCCGTTTTGATGCGTCTGAGCACCAGACTTCTGTTATTCAAGAGTTAAAGGCTTGTCAGGCAATGCTCGGTGAGATCGAGGAAGCGGCTAAAGCTGAGAGGCACAATGTAAAGTTGATATTTACATTTGGTAATCACGATTCTAGGTTTGCCAATAGACTAATCTCACACGCCCCTCAATTCAAGGATGTTGTGGGGTTTAAGCTGACAGACCATCTGCCTAATTGGGAGTTCTGCTGGGCTTGTTGGCCTACCCCAGATGTCATTATTAAGCACCGATATAAGGGTGGTATTCATGCTGCTCACAACAACACAATCAACGCAGGTGTTTCGATAATTACTGGACACCTACATTCTCTCAAGGTCACGCCATTTAGTGACTATAACGGTGTGAGATATGGGGTAGATACAGGGACACTTGCTGAGATTGATGGCCCTCAGTTTACCTATGGAGAGTTAAACCCTAGTAACCACAGATCAGGGTTTGCAGTACTTAACTTCTTTAATGGGAAGTTATTGTGGCCTGAACTTGTCCACAAGTTTGATGAGGACATGGTTCAATTTCGTGGTGAAGTTATAGATGTAGGTGCATTTTGAGCGCTTGGCTAATTATCCTCACAGGGGCGATATACGCTTACATAGCTGGTGAGCAGTTATGGAAGGATAACCCACAAATGGCAATAGTCTATGCAGGCTACGCCTTTTCGAATGTGGGTCTTTACTTACTTGCTAAGTAGCTTTCATAACCCTTTGTTTCTTACCAGAGCGCCCTAATCTAGCGCCAGTAATCTCGATATATCCCTTGTCTAACAAAGAGCGATAGCGCCCTGTTATTGAGGAATAAGGATAGTCTGGATACATCTCTAGTATCTGGTCTGAGATACACCCATCAGGAAAGCCTTTAATGGCCTCATAGACCATGTTTTCTAGCTTGGCGCTGTCTACCCCTTGGGCGGCTTGATGGCTCGTTACAGGGTCTTCTTTTCTAACCAACTTAAATGCTGGTTGACCAAAGAAT